AGGCATCAGCCTTGCCGAAAGGTTGAGGAACCGCCGTATGCCGAACGGCATGTACGGTGGTGTGAGAGGATAAGTGAACACGAAAGGAGGTGAGCACCTTTGATTAGTGTTCACCTCCTACTCGATTATAGCTACCATTGTTGTAATTAGTCCTATTTGTCTAATTAGGCCATAGCCACGCCATGGCGTGGCCGTGCGGATTCAACCTTGCGCACGCTATCTAATCAACTTAAGTCATCTAAAAACAGAATGCGGCGCTGAGTTGGCAGGTGTGGGTCGTATGTTCTGACTTTGCCGGTATGTCTATTGCACTATTTGGATTACCGGAGTATAGGCTGAAATTTGAGATGCCATATGCTATCGAAAATATGAAGTCCTCGTAGACGAAGTTGATGCCGCTCTTAAAGTCCCAATTGCAATATTTGGCATCAGTGCTGCCGGATGCTCCCGGTGAAAGCACTATGCCCGGTTGTGCAAATAGGTATACTCCGCCATCTCCATTGGCATATTCGATGAGGCGTGGTGTTCGTATTACTGCAGATGGTATAAATTTAAATCGTGTCGCGTAGTTATAGAAGTCGAGATATTCTTCATTTACCCAATTCCCTAATTGTTCAATCTCAGTAGCTATATTAAAGGATGCTCTTAACCCGAAGTATTCCGAGGCAAAATAGGTGATACCCAATCCTGTCTCTATACCATCAGTGTTAAGTCCAAAGTCATAATTTATTTCCCAATGTGAATCATCTTGCTTTAATCCGTAAGTCTGACCATTCATGATAAATGGTATAAGCGCTGTGACTAATAATAAGATACGTTTCATAGCTTTCAGTTTTTAGAGTCAGACAAAGATATATTTTTTGTTTGACACATTTGTAGTTAAGTTAATGAAATAAGCAAAATAGGCCATATTATTTGCCATAATTACCATAAAACAAACGCGCAGCATCTCAACAATTTGTTGGATACTGCGCGTTTGCTGTTAAGCGAGAATGCTTGGATCGCCTACATCATAACGTTTTTCGTAATCTTTGAGATAGTCCAGTATCTCATAATCGATTTCATACATTGTGTACTTGTAGTCATCGAAGAAAGACATCAGGTAGTAGTAGGCTTTGTGTCTGGCATGACCCTTGGGCCATGAACCGGGCTTTAAGATTGCCAAGACTTTATCAATGCCATCGGCAGCAGTGTAGAGCGCGTTTTTGAATCTGAAGTAGCGCGGTCTGTACTCAAATTCGTCAAAGATAGTCTTATATACATATTTATATAAGCCGAGAGCGATACCGTAGTAGCGATTCTTAAACGCCAACTCTGCCACTTCGTTTGCGCGTGTCATGTCACGTAAGACATTCGTGTCACTGTCAGTTCTGCGCTGACATTCTTCTGCCAAGCGTCGCATCATGTCAGGACTGATGCGGGTAATGCTGCCATTAGGTTGGCATCGCAATACCAAATAGTTTGCATCTGCTTTCATAATGAATTGAAATTGAATTATTTAAAAGAACTCTGTTTTTCAACTCAATTTGATTGCGTACCTATATAAAAAGACACAACAATCTCATTGAGCCCGTTTCCGGGAATGAAATTGTTGTGTTATGCCGAGGCAGATGCCTTACTTAATATCTATGTTTCATTGCTATAGTGCTTTGTCGAAATGACTGATGCAAAGATATATAATAGTTTTGATACTGCAAATATTTTTCGCAAAATAATTAAATAGACAAATCAAGTCTGACATAATGTCAGTCCGATTGTCACAGAATGTCATAAAATTCCTATTAAAACTTTTTTGGCACGCGTTTTGTTTATTGTAACTACGAACGCGGTTCTGAAGGACCGCAAGAATAAACAAGTAAAATAAAAAACAATATAAAAAGAAACTATTATGGGAAAGATTATTGGCATTGACTTAGGTACTACTAACTCATGCGTATCTGTACTCGAAGGTAATGACCCTGTTGTAATCCCCAACAGCGAAGGTCGCAACACTACTCCTTCAATTGTAGCATTCGTTGACGGTGGTGAACGTAAAGTAGGTGACCCCGCTAAACGTCAAGCTATCACTAACCCTAAGCGCACTATCTACTCTATCAAGCGCTTCATGGGTGAAACATATGACCAAGTTGGCAACGAAATCGAACGTGTTCCTTATCACGTAGTTCGTGGCGACAACAATACTCCTCGTATCGATATCGATGGTCGCGAATATACTCCGCAAGAAATCTCTGCTATGATTCTTCAAAAAATGAAGAAAACAGCTGAAGACTACCTCGGACAAGCCGTTACCGAAGCTGTCATCACCGTTCCGGCATACTTCAACGACTCTCAACGTCAAGCTACTAAGGAAGCCGGTGAAATCGCAGGCCTCACTGTTCGCCGTATCGTAAACGAGCCGACCGCTGCTGCTCTCGCTTATGGTCTTGACAAAACTAACAAAGATCAAAAGATCGCTGTATTCGACCTCGGTGGTGGTACATTCGATATCTCTATCCTCGAACTCGGTGATGGTGTATTCGAAGTAAAATCAACCAATGGTGATACTCACCTCGGTGGTGATGACTTCGACCACGTTATTATCGACTGGTTGGCTGACGAATTCCAACGCGAAGAAGGCGTTGACCTCCGTCAAGATGCTATGGCATTGCAACGTTTGAAAGAAGCTGCCGAAAAAGCTAAAATCGAGCTTTCAAGCACTACTTCAACCGAAATCAACTTGCCTTACATCATGCCTGTTAACGGTATGCCTAAGCACTTGGTTAAGACACTCTCTCGTGCTAAATTCGAACAGCTCGCTGACCGCTTGATTCAAGCAACTTTGAAACCTTGCGAAGACGCTTTGCGTGATGCAGGTCTCTCTGCTTCACAAATCGATGAGGTTATCCTCGTAGGTGGTTCAACTCGTATCCCCGCTATCCAACAAATCGTTGAGAAATTCTTCGGCAAGACTCCGTCTAAGGGCGTTAACCCCGATGAAGTTGTTGCAGTTGGTGCCGCTATCCAAGGTGGTGTCCTCTCAGGCGATGTAAAAGACGTTGTATTGCTCGACGTTGTGCCCTTGTCAGTAGGTATCGAAACTCTCGGAGGTGTGATGACTAAGCTCATCGAAGCTAACACTACCATCCCGACTCGTAAGAGCGAAGTATTCTCTACCGCAGCCGACAACCAACCTTCAGTTGAAATCAACGTATTGCAAGGTGAACGTCCTATGGCTAAGGATGACAAATTGCTCGGCAAGTTCCACCTCGATGGCATCGCTCCCGCTCCCCGTGGTATTCCTCAAATCGAAGTTACCTTCGAAATCGATGCTAACGGTATCCTCAGCGTTAACGCTAAAGATAAAGCTACCGGCAAAGAGCAATCAATTCGTATCGAAGCTTCAAGCGGCTTGACCGATGAAGAAATCAAACGTATGAAAGACGAAGCTGCTGCAAACGCTGCTTCAGATGCTAAGGAAAAGGAACGTATCGACAAGCTCAACCAAGCTGATGCGATTATCTTCCAAACCGAAAAGCAACTCAGCGAACTCGGCGACAAGATCCCCGCTGACAAGAAATCAGCTATCGAAGCTGCCGTTGCTAAACTCAAAGAAGCTCACAAGGCACAAGATATCGCAGGTATCGACGCAGCCATCAAGGAAATCGAAACAACCTTTGGCGCAGCACAACAAGACATCCTTAATGCACAACAACAAGCCGGCGCTAACGCAGGTGCTAACCCCGGCGCAGGTGCTCAAGGTGGTGCTAACGGCAATGGCGGTGATGACCATGTAACAGATGTTGACTTCGAAGAAGTAAAATAACACTGACAATAGGTTGATATTATAAATAAAGAGCGGTGTGGTTCAATCCGAATCACACCGCTCTCTTTAGCTGCAAATACGCCAACCGCCATCCCGTGCCGAGTTTATCACAAGAATAGCAGGCGATTTGCTTGTAAGTTGCTTTTTTGTTGCTTATTATAAAATGAAAGCGCCTTGTAAATTAACGATTTACAAGGCGCTTAACGTACCCGAAGTGGGAATATAACCTATAAAACATAAGAAAACAAATAAAGCTAATAGCGTTGAATATCAGCTGTATAGCCTTTTGTAGTTTTCACTTGCTTACAATAAAAGTATGATATTTTATCAAAAGTTTATACCCTGTTTATACCTGATTTATACCTGAATTTGTTGGTGTGAAAATAAAGTATTATATTTGCAATCAAAAGAATAACTAATATAAATTCATATGGCAAGACAATCAAAAGAGGTAAAATATAGGGCAGATAACACCTATATGATAAGCACTGATAGCACCGACAACCCAAAATTAGGAGCAAAGGTGTTGAGCAATGGTCGTGAAAGTTTATTCTTAGACTTTTATTTAGGATTTACTTTGTCAATAAGCAGTAAGACGGGTAAAGAGTACAAGCGTGTAAACTGCAAACGCGAATATTTAAGCTTGTATTTATGGCACAACCCCAACCCGATCCAACGACAAGATAACAAAACGATATTAGAATTGGCTAAAAAGATACGTTTTGAACGAGGTCAACAATTATTGGAAAGCACCGAGGGTTACAGAACAAAGAAAGAACGTGACATCAATTTTCTTGATTATTTTGCTGAGTACATTGAGAAGTACCCCAAAAAAGATGTTAGAATGATTAAGTTGGCATACAACCGATTTAAAGACTTCCTCAATGATACACCCGAGTATAATAGATTCGCCAAACGTATCAAGCCTGAATGGATTGATAGAGATATGATAATAGCGTTTACAGAGTATTTGCAAAGCCGTAGTGAGGGTGAGGGTGCAAGTACAATCTACAAGCGATTTAAAAAGGTTATCAAGTATGCAGTGGAACATGATGTAATTGCCAAGAACCCCTGTTCAGGTGTTACTATTAGCGTGGATATTAATATACTTAAGAAAGACATTCTAAGTAAAGATGAAATAGTGCAACTTATTAGCACACATTACACAGGAGAAAACCCGATTATTAGGAGTGCGTTTATATTTTGCCTATATACAGGCTTAAGATTTTGTGATGTAAAAGACCTAACATTTGCCAATATAGATTATTCTAACAAGATGCTTAGATTTGAGCAGAACAAGACCAAAGGACACAGCAGCGCGAGTGGTGTTGATGTACCTTTGTCAACTGACTTGTTAGAACTTATTGGTAATGGCAATCGTGATGATCTTATATTTAATTTGCCAAGTCACACTATGTGTAACAAAGCGTTGAGGCATTGGGTTGCACGTGCCGGAATAGACAAGCACATAACGTGGCATTGTGCCCGACATTCATTTGGCACTAACATTCTCAATAATGGAGCAAATATCAAAACGCTTGCAAGTCTTATGGGTCACAGTAGTTTACAGCATACAGAGAAATACGTTAGAGCCGTTGACAGCTTGAAACGTGATGCAGTAGAGAAGTTAACTTCAACAATAAAACTATCATAATATCAAACAATATGGCACAGGAAACCCCAAAACAAGTGACTATCAATGTAAGCGAAGATGCAGCCGAATGGATTGTGTATCTTCGCGAACAATCACATAGCGAACGATTTGCAGATATACATCAATGTACTGACACAATTCTAAAGTGTATTGATGACTTAGAGCCGATTGTACTTAATGAAGTATTGGCGGTACTACATAACTATTATCATCTTAAAACGATACTATGTAATGAAGAATGGTAGGGTAGTACCCCCGCCCCCCCCTAAGAGGGTATAAAATAAATCAGTCACATTCGATAAAATTTTTTACTTCTAATTTTTTGCTATGGAAACAATCAGGAAATATATTGAACTAATTAAGCGTGTATTGGATATATACCGATGCACTGACTTTGAAACACAGAGCTTTGATGAGATTATTGAACGTATCAATTCATTGAGGAAAGAATTAGATACAATCAATCAGGAGTGTATCATCAAAGAAGTTACTAACGATGATACAATTCAAAATATTATCATACAATACAATGCAGCAGAAGCAATGCTAATGTATGATGATAGTTATAATTATCTAACTCACTTTCCAACTTCATTTAATGATGATAGTTGGGAGATGTTGGATTATATAAAAGGTTTGTTTATCCAACGTATTTACCAAGAGGGAGATCAAGATTTGGTACAACTAGACTATAGCAAGTTGTACCAAGACATTGAAAATGATAGCAATTATATTAGACTTATAAATAGAATACATAGATTATTTGACAAAGCTAATGCAGTAGCCAACAGGGTAAGCAATGCAATGCAAGCGTTATCAAAGCGCGTGTATAACAATCAGGGAAATATGGCTAATGCTTTGCCGGGTAATCCTGACACCGACCAAGCAAACAACAAACCCAATAGAACCACATCATCAAGTTATGTGCAAATTGAAAACAATGGGGTGCTAATTCCAAAAGAGCTAAATACCAAACAGGTGAAAGATGTGCTATGCAAAGCTGTAAAATCGGGATTATTAGATGGTAATTATAAACCGACACATTTAATGACTAAAGCAATGATGGCTTTACTTGCAGATGAATTGTACGATAGAGAATTAGTGGGTTATAATAGATACAGCATATTTGAAAAATGGTGGGATAAGAAAGGACTAGCAAAATGTAGATATAGCTCAATAGAAATAGTAGGGAAAGTTCGCGATCAAGAAAAAATATTGGCATTGTTTAAATAACCGATATATCAGATATTTAGCTATAGAACACTAGGGAAAGTTCCTTAGTGTTCTATACTTTTTTTATACCTATCATACATAACTTTGTGACGTTATCGGATAACAAAGATAACGTGGCAAAGGATTTGCAGACGTGCCAACCCCGAGCCACATTTACTAACAAAAACACATCTTTCCGTATGGAAAAAGAAACAATGCAACAAATAGCCGAGCTTGTAACGGCAAAAACACTCTTTTGTACTAAAGAGGTACTCACAAGCGATGAGGCGGCAATGTACATGGGCATATCTAAAAGTTACCTGTACAAGCTGACAATGCGACAAGAAATTCCACATTACAAGCCAATGGGCAAAATGTGTTACTTCAACCGCGTTGAGTTGGAACAATGGATACAACGGCACAGGATTGCTACAACCGAAGAACTAAACGATGCGGCAGCAAGATATTGCATGAAAGGAGGTCTAAAATGACACCGACTTTTACAATCCTATACTCTTTGGTTAAGCCGACCAATAGCAAGTCACCATCACGCTATGATTGTGAAACTTCAACAGGCAATTACCCCGAGTTTGAAACATTGAAACAGCACGCCAATGATGGTAAGTTTAAAATACATGTTGTCAGCGTGCCGCCCAAGTTCAAGGGTAATAACACACCTGATGTAAGCTATAGTTCTATCACTCTATCAAATGGGACAAACTTAAGCCGTATGTTTATTCTTGATCCGGATAACAGACGTGTTGGTTATGGTGATGTGAATGGCACTAACGATGCATTAATCTTTGTCATAAGCGAAGATTATACTCGCATTGAAATCTTCATAGCATTAGGCATGAAACACAAAAGTCGTGACCTTTGTATCGCGTTTATTCGCGGCTATTATGATGGCGAAATAGAACAGCTAAGACAAGAAGTCAAGGCGGCAAACCCGAGCTTGTTTGATAGCTTGTAATAGAGGGAGTTCTATAGTAATACATAATTTATTTACAAAACATAAATAAATATGTACGATACAATCTATTTAAGATTGACTAAAGCAGACGTTAGAGGTCGGTG